TCACGGCCAAGTGCTACGACGGCCAGTACTTCTTCGACACCGACCATCCGGCGAAGGACGACACCGGCCAGGACATTTCGGTGTCGAACATGGGCACGATGCCGCTGCGTGCCGACACCTACGATGGGGCACTGGGCAGCCTCGGCGTCGGCGAGACCACGATGATGGAATTCAAGGACGACGAAGGCCGTCCGCTGAACGTCAAGCCCAACGTGCTGATGGTGCCGCCGGCACTGAAGGCGGTTGCCAACACCCTGTATACGGCCGATCGCCTGGACGACGGCAAGGCAAACCCGTTCAAGGGCGCCTACGCCCCACTCGTCAACGCTCGCCTGAAGTCGCGTACCGCCTGGTATCTGCTGGACACCACCAAGCCGGTCAAGCCCTTCGTGTACCAGGTGCGCAAGGAGCCGGTCTTCGTGTCGCAGACCGACATGAGCGCCGACGACGTGTTCAGCCGCAAGAAGTTCAAGTTCGGCGCCGAAGCGCGCGCGGCCGGCGGCTACGGCTTCTGGCAGCTCGCCTTCGGTTCGACCGGCACGGGCGCATAACCCGAGGCGTCGCCCGCCCGATAGCGGCGGGCGTTAATCAGTCCATCCAGACAGGAACGTAACATGGCAAAAAACCAATCGGCCGCCAGAGCTCGGGACGGCGGCCAAGCCCAGGAAGCGGCCGTCCCGAGCAACGGCAACCCGTCGCCCTCGGGCATGAGCGCGCCGGACGAACGCCAAAAGGCCCTCGGCAATTCCAGCGCAGCAAGCGATACGGACGTGGCGGCCGGTACTGGCGAAAGCTTCGACAAGATGCTCGCCGACGAATTCCAAAGCACGCATGGTCTCAAGGTGACATCCAGTCAGGACGGTTTTCGCCGGGCTGGTCGCGCCTGGAGTACCACGCCGACCGTGATCGCGCTTTCTGAGTTCAACCGGGAGGAGCTCGCGGCGCTCGAGGCCGAGTCGACGCTGTCCATTCGCCTGGTTCGCCTGGACGACGAGGACGCTTGAGCATGGCCTACATCACCCAAGCGGACCTGGAGCAGCGCTACGGCGCCGAAGAGGTCGCGCAGCGCCTGTCCATGCTGCCGGCCGGCGCCCTGGACACCATCCTGGCCGACGCGACGTCCATGATCGACGGCTACCTGGCCAGCCGCTACACCCTGCCGCTGACCAGCGTGCCGGCATCGCTCGGTGCGAACGCCTGCGCAATCGCGCGTTACAAGCTGCTCGGCGACTCGGTGTCCGAACAGGCACGTGACCAGTACCTCGACGCCGTGACCTGGTTGCGCGACATCGCGGCCGGCCGCGTCGTACTGCAGGAGCCGGCGCCGGTGCCGGGCAACTCGCCGGCCACCGTCGTCATGATGTCGCCGAGCGAACGGATTTTCGGCAGGAGCTGCCGGCCATGATCGATACCGTCATCGAGCGTATCAAGTCGAACGTGCCGGCGCTGCGCATGGTCGGACGCGCGGTCGACTTCCAGACGGCCGTCGAAAAGAATCCGACGGCGGTGCCGGCCTGCTTCGTGATCCCGATGCGCGAGCAACCTGGTCGCGCCATCGACGCGAACGTGATGCAGCAGAAGGTGACTTTCACCTTGGGCGTCATCTTCGTGGTCCGCAACGTGGGCGACACGCTGGGCGGCGCTGCCGGCGCCGACGTCGAGCAATTGCGCCTGGCGGTTCGCGCGCAGCTGTACGGCTGGACGCCCGATCCCGCGTTCGACCCGCTGGAGCGTGGCCTGGGTCAGCTGCTTGCTTTCCGCGACGGTCACGCCTGGTGGCAAGACCAATTTATCACTTCCTACTACGACAGGAGCCTTCTGTGACCACAGAAAACCTTGGAGTCACGGCAGTGGAACCGAGCGCCCCGCAGGACTTCACCAGCTGCCCCGAGTGGGGCAAGGGCGGCCAGTTCGTCTACGACACGGTCACAAAGACCCGCACCCGCGTCGACTCGCAATCGGGCGACATCGTCGATACGGCGAACGTATCGGCGGACCTGGGCGTCGCGCAGGCGCCGTCCACAACTCAGACCAAGAAGGAGCGTTCGCGTGCCTAACATCGTCACAACCCCGCGCAAGTGGAAGAACAAGGCTCTGCTGATGAAGCTGGAGACCAACTATGGTGTCGACACGAATCCGGCCGGCGCCACCGACTGGATCGAGGCGCGCAACGTGAGTCTGACCCCGATGGACGTCGACAAGGTCGAACGCGACATCACGCTGCCGTACTTCGGCTCGGCCGGCAGCATTTTGGTTGGTTTCTGGGCCAAGTTGTCGTTCGACGTCGCCCTGGTGGGTTCGGGCACGGCCGGCACCGCGCCGAAATGGTCGGCGCCGATGCTCGCCGCTGGCACCGCCCAGACCATTGTCGCGGCCACGTCGGTCGCCTACAACCTGATCAGCCAGGCCTTCGGCAGCGTGGTCGGCTACATCAACATCGACGGCGTCCTGCACAAGCTGCTGGGCATGCGCGGCAACTGCAAGGGCGGCATGTCCGCGAAAGGCACGCCGAAGCTGTCGTTCGACTTCGACGCACTGTACGTGACGCCGGTCGTCGATGCCATGCCGGTCGTCACCCGGACCGGCTGGCAGATCGAAGAAGGCGTCAACAGCGCGAACACCCAGGCGGCCACCGTCAACGGCGTCAACCTCGCCTGGTCCGCGTTCGATTGGGACTTCGGCAACAAGATCACCCGCATCGACCTGCCGGGGCCGCAAAAGGAAATCTCGATCACCGATCGCGCCCCGACGGCGTCCGTGACCGTGCTGGCCCCCGACCTGATCACCTTCAATCCGTTCGCGATCGCCGAAAGCAACGCCGTGGTCGCGGCGACGATCAATCACGGCAGCGTGGACGGCAAGAAGGTCCGCGTCGACCTGCAGGCCAAGATCGTCGACGTCGCGTACGACCAGATCGAGGACCTGACCGCGTACAAGCTCACGCTGCAGCCGACGCCCGTGGTCGGCAACGACGAGATCGCACTGACCTGCCTGTAACCCAACCGCCCTCGGCAACCGGGGGCAATTAAACCGCAAGAGGAATCCATATGTTCAAGATCAGCAACGTCAATCAGATCTACCGCACCCCGGTCTCCGTCGATATCCCCACCGGCGCCGGCAAGAGCGTCACCCACAAGTTCACGATCGTGTTCGCGCGCAAATCCCAGGACGAGCTGGACGAGCTGTACCGCCGCATGACCCCGGCCAAGCTGGAAGACGGCGAACAGCAGCTGACCGACGACGAACTGCTCGACGACGTCGTCAAGGGCTGGGAAGACGTGCTGGACGACCAGGACCAGCCGCTGGAGTTCACGCCGTCGAATTTCGCCGCCCTGAAAAATATCTATCCGACCCGCCCGACCCTGGTGCAGGCGTTCTTCGACTCGATCAAGACCGCCAAACGAAAAAACTGACCGGCGCCGCCGAGTGGTGGGGACAGGCGATCATCGGCGGCGCCCCGAAAGACACCTGGGGTCGGGTGGTTTCCGACGAGCTGGCCGGGGACATGAACGTTCTCGGCATCTCGGACGAGATCGCGGACGCGCCCAGGGAAGATGAGGTCGAGGACGAAGGTTACGAGGTCTGGTCCGACAACCTTTTAACGCTGCGGGTGTTCCTGCGTCTGGAAAGCAAATGGAACGTCGTGGCGGCCCCAGATGGCGAGATGGTCAGAACGGGCATCTGGTGGCCCAACGTGGAAGGCGCGCTGCGCACCACGAACGGCGTCCCGAGGCGCGCCTGGCCAGAAATGGTCGCCGACCTGGAAGCCATGGAAAGCGCCGCCCTGCAGGTGATGAACAAGGCACGCCAGGCACGGCGGGAGGAACGCCAGCGCAAGCTGGATGCGATGAATCAGCAACGTTAAGGAATCAGAAACTGACATGGGCAACACGGTCGAATACGGCATCCGTATCAACGTCAGCGGCAACCAGGGGGCCGTGTCCGCCATCGACCAGGTCAGCACGTCGACCGACAACCTGACCACGGCCGCCGAAAAGACGGGTAAAACCCTGGCGGTCGTCAACGGCCAGATGAACGACACGGCCGCGATCATGCGGCAGAACGCGGACGCGACCAGCCTGGCCAGCGAGGCGGCCAGGAAGTTCCTAGACCCGCTGCAGCGCGAGATCGACCTGTTCGGCGCCAGCCGGGGCGAGGTCGAGCGATACAAGGCGGCCAAGGCCGGCCTGTCGAACGTGGTCCAGCAGCAGGCCGCCGCACTCGGTGCCGCCATCGACGCCATGCACCGCGACGAGCAGGCCGCGCGCCAGCTGGCCGCCGAGCAGGACCGCGCGGCGAAGGCGGCCGAACAGTTCCTCAACAAGCTCAAGGACCAGGTGGCGACGCTTGGCATGAACACGGCCCAGCTGCAGGCGTACCGCGCGGCCCAGCTCGGTGTCTCCGACGCGGCGGCGCCACTCATCCAGCGGTTGGCCGAGGCCGGCAACGGCGCGAATACGGCCGGCAAGCACATGCAAGGCTTGAATTTCCAGACAGCCGGCGCACGCCGCGAGCTGCTCGTTCTCGCGCACGAACTCAGCCAGGGGAATTTCAAGCGCTTCGGCGGCTCGATGTTGGTGTTGGGCGAGCAAACTGGAGCGGCGGGACTGCTGTTCAGTTCGGCAGGTCTGGCGGCGCTTGGGCTGGCCGCCGCCGTGGCTGGCGTCGGCGCGGCCGTGATCAAAGGGATCGAGGATCAGCGCGCCATGAGTAATGCCCTTATCGCGACCGGGAACTACGCCGGCGTGACCAGCGACGCCCTGGACGCCATGGCACACGCGGCGACGAATGCTGGCGGCAGCATCGGCGAGGCCAAGAAAGCAGTTACGGAGCTTGCCGCCTCGGGCAGGTTCACGGGGTCGCAGATCGGAATCATCTCGGACGCCGCCGTTGCGATGGAGCACGCCGGCGGACAAGCGATAGAAAAGACGATCCAGGCATTCAAGTCGCTGGAGGTCGAGTCGACCGGCAGCATGCTGCGTTCGTCCGAGACAATCTCGAGGGCGGCTGTCAAGCTGGACCAGCAGTACCACTTTCTCACCGAGTCGGTCTATGAGCAGATCCGCGCGCTGGAAAAGGAAGGCGATCAGAAGGCCGCGTCGGCGCTGGCGACCGAAGCGCTTGCGAAAGTGACGAAGGACCGCGCCGTCGACATGGCGCGGAACATCGGCACCATCCAGCGCGGCTGGAATGGCGTCAAGGAGACCATCGCCGAGGTGGTCGATGGATTGGGCAAGATCGGGATGAAAAGCACCGCCGCCACGGAAGCGGCGAAAGCCAGTGCCAA